GCATACTGGTAACGATTATATGTTTTTAGGGAATAAGTTTCACGAAGATATTAAGTTTGTACACTTCACACATATGGATAATCACCCACACAAATGGGAAAAGTATCACTTACTCAAATAAGAATTTACCTGCGACATAGAGTGCTTTAAGTGGTGTGTCTGCTTCACGAAGTTCTTTTTTCAAATCTTCATTATCAGATTCAATAACTTCTGGTAAGTCAAATATTTTTAATTTAACATTGAATAGTAAATCTGTACCATCATCGCCTGCAGGTGGTTCAAAGATATGGTCAACTGAATGTACTTTAACATCTTGTTCTGCGTTAGGGTCGTAGACAAGTCCATAGTCAAGTGCCATAGACTTAACAAAACTTTTAAAGTTTTCTGATTGATTTTTTGAATACTGGTCAGTCATTGTACTGATTTCATCTGTTGTGAATGTATTCAATAGAGTTACATAGTTTTCGTTTTCAAGGTCAACACGAACTGAAACTGCCATATATGGTGAAGTACCTTCTGGTACATCATTCCTCATCCATGTGGCTTCGATAAAGTCTTTTTTAGAACTTACATATCGTGCATATGTGAACTTACCGTCTTTTAATATCATGTATCTAACCTCGATTGTAATGTATATGTATTTATACGAACGAATGAACCATTAGGAAACTCTTGTGCTCTATATTCATCAACACCAATAAATCTTGTTTGATAATTACCTGTACCATTTAATCTATCATCATAGAACGCACCACAGTCTGTTCCACCTGTATTGATTCCATATTTAATAATTGCACCACTTACATTAACAGAAGCATATCTTACTGTCTGTTCTAGTAGAACTCGCCAATCGGAATCATCAAATGTTCTTAAGTTATTACCAACACCTGTTTGTATTCTTACTGGTGGAAATGCACTATCTCTTAAAGTAAAGTCTTTCTGTAGTAAATAGAATTTATCTCTGTCATATGGTTGGTCAGAATCTTCAGGTATAGTACTTGCAGAATATTGTGTTACATCTGCACCTGTATCAATAAAGATTGGTGTAGTGTCGACTAGAGAATATCCTGAAAGTGCAGAATCATTATGTATATAATATATGTCTGGTGCAACTTCAGCAATAGCATCTTTAATAAATGTATCATACATATCAGTTAAAGTCATTGACTTAATATTGTTACCATCATAGTAAACAGGAAATAATTTATCGTCTATGTCTGTAGGAACAGTAGGACTACTATCAATAGTTTGTTCTAATCGTGAGAATGAAACTGTAACAACTTGAGGTTCTTGTGTTTCTGATTCTTGTGGGAATTCGGCTGCACCATTATCAGTTGCATCTTGATTACCAGTTGATGTTAAAGCACCACCTGCAGTCAAACGTGTATCATCAAAAGAACCTAGATTACCTCCTGAACCTACTACACTTAATGTTACTGTGGGATTGTTACGATATAACTCAGCACAATATGTTATCATATTTGCTTTTTCAGAATCTGACATCTCACGCAGATTGTTATTATCATTAATTAAAGGTCTTACATCAGTCATAATCTAACTTCCTGGTGAGTATATAGTCTTAACAGTTACTCCTGATGAATTTTGAATTAATAGAGTTGTTGTGCCAGAGAACTTGGCAGATGTGATACTATTGTCTGCATATAGTGATGTTGAGATACCACTATCTTTTAAACTGACAGCACCTGATGTTACATCAAAGTTTGATGAACTAAATGAAGCTGCACCTTTAGATGATGTTGTTGCGTCATTAATTGATATTGCACCAGATGATACAACGATTGGTGCAGTACCTGTTGCAGAGTCTGGTCCTGTATATGTTAACACGCCTGTTGTGTTTTCGTATCGTAGAGAACCGTCACCACCTGGTTGAGATATTGTAATCGCATCTCTTATGTTAGCGTCAAGGTTTGTACCGATACTATCTACATTACTTTTTAATTCGTTGATAGCACCAACTACATCAGAATCGACTGTGGTGTTCAATGATGCCAAATCACCAACATCAAGTGATAAGTCGTTTAACTTATTCACATGTTGTGTGAGTGTATTCGTTGATGAGAATGTTACTTTTGCCATTATAGTTTCTCTACTAGTTTGTTCAACATAGATTTGATTTCACTTACATCATTCTTTAGTTGTTCAATCTCGTTATCTTTTTCTCTTTGTTTCTGTTTTCTAATCCTGTTTGCTTCTAACTCAGTCTTATTTATATTCAATATCACACCTGACTTTTTATCACGAACAAGATTAGGGTGTCCTTCAACTTTAATATAATCACTCATTAATCAGCCAATGCAATTACTCTTAAATTTTTAAATGTTGGAACTTTTGCAGTATTGGTTGTATACATAACAATCTTTAATTGGAACTTAGTGAACGGTGCAATCTGTCCTGCAAGTCCTCCAATTAAATATTCATAGTCTTGATATAGATTTGCATCATCATCTGGTGCATTGTTTGTATCTTCTGATTTTAGAATCCAAGGTAGTCCTTCGATTACATCATCTGAAGTACCAACTCTATAGTATAAATCAAATCCTGCAACTGAAGGTCTGTTTGCACCAACTATTACTTTAATACCAGTAGCAGTTTCTGCCAACTCTACAACTTTTGTTATATGTTTTGCAAGTGATGTACCACCAAAAGCAGATGTTTCTGGTGAGAATACAATCGGTACATTGAATCCTGATGTAGATGCAGAATCTTGTTTATCAATAACATTGTTAATTGTTGTCAAAGATGTCCTGTCTAAGTCAATTGCAGGTGATGATGTTGAACTAGAAGCAGTTAATACTAGTTTGATATCAAATGACCTATCACCAGCGGCAGGGTCAGTTAACTCTGCAACTTCTGTTGGTCTGTTTGCAATCAATTTAGGATTGATTAGTTTATTAGTTTGATTTATATAAACTTCAGAATATGAAGTAGATTTTGCCATAGATGTTTCTGAACCAGCAAGTGATTTACCAGTTGTAAATCTTGCAGCAGAACTTACAACAGAAGTTCCTGGTAAAAATACATCTACTGAAGGCCATACAGATGTAAATGGAATATTAGTAGTCGCAAGAACTCTATTACCACCACCTATGTCATCACTATCAGCGGCAGAGTCTGCTTTAAATGTAAATGAGTTACCATCAACTGCAGTAATTGTATGTGTACCTGTTAACTGTGTTCCAGGTAAACCACCAATAGTTAAGTTACCAATATCTGCAGAGTCTGTTGAATCTACACCTGTAATTTGTATAATATCACCAACATCAAATCCATGATTAGGTGAATATACGATAACATCTGAATCACCTGTTATAGTTCTAAATGGATTGTTTTGTAGCAATCTTTTTGGCACATCTGCATTTCTTAAGAATACGGTTCCTTCATTTCCTGTAAAGTTTGCTCTTACAATTTCAAAACATATATCCATAGTTTGGTCGGCAGACCATGTCTTTGCATTTTGAGAAGCAAATATAGAACCTAATGTAGGTTGTTTTGTAACTCTTTTTGTTGTAGAACCAACTAAGAAATCTTCAATCTTTGACACATAAACATTATAAAGAGTTGTGTTTGATATGAGAACAAATGCATAATCCCTATCACCTTCAAGATAAACAGGTTCATCAAACTCAAAGTAAGTTTTAGCAGTAGCATCTGTACTTGTTGTAATTTCTGCAGGAGTTAATATAGATTCAGCACCTTGAATAACTGCTTCTGATGAAGGATATCCATTTACTAGAGGTCTTATTTGACATCTAACAGAATGTTGTATATCACCGCCACTAGGTTTAGTAGCAAACCATACTCCTATTTTGGTAACCCATATACCTTCTTGTTCTGCAACATAAAAGGATTGTGCAATTGGGTCTATATCTGCTGGCATATTCTATTTCTCCTTTTACAATGCACCTGATTCTTTGTTAGCCTTGGCCTCACTAACTATTTTGTTTGCCTGGGTTTTGGACACTTTTACTTTATTGTTAATTGAAATACCTTTATTAGTTGTAGATGCACGTACCGCTTGATATGAACCATTCTTATAAACAACAACATACTTATCATCACTACTTGATGATTTTTTCTTCTGTGGTGGCGCAACATATTGATAAACAGTTTTATATGATATCACATCTTGTTCTATTCTTTTCAATATTCCTTCTGCGCTGTATTTAGCAGTTGCTCTTGATAATGCCTCATCTAATCCAAATTTGTATGATTGACCAGGAGCGGCAGAAACATCTAATATCTTAAACTCTTTAACACCAGTTTCAAATCTTATAGCATCTGTATTTGGTATAAAGAATGAACCAATCAAACTTCCATTTGCATCTGTTACAAGATTAGTTGGACCACCTTCGAAAGGATATTGTGTAGCAGTATTGTACTGATTACCATAGTCAGTTGTTGTTGAACCATAACTCACAAATGATGATTGTTGTCTTACCCATTGACTTACATCTCTATCATCAAAGAAAGCATAAACTCTAGAGTTTGGTCTTAATCCTTCAACTCTAAAGTAAACTAGTTGAGACCTTATGTAAGGAATATATGTTTCACTAATTGTTCTTTCGTTAACAACTTTTTTAGTAATTGTAGTAGATTTAGGACTTGATACAACTTTAGTTGTTGTTTCTGTTCCTGCATCTTTTTGAATAACTTCTTTATCATACCAGTCATCTGAATTAGGTGATAGTGTAATCATACCTGTCATAATTGCAACTTCAAATGGATTAATATTAATTGTTCCTGTTGCCTGGTCGTTATTTACATAAGTCAATTCTTCATAATTCATAAGAACTGTACTACCTTTTCTAATAACGCCAGTTGAATTATCTGAATCGTAAACCAATCTCACATTATCAAGATAGAAAGATGGTTGTAATGTATCATTAACTAATTCTGTTACTGAACCACCCCAATTAGTTTCCCAACTATTATTAACAGCATAAGGTTGTGTTTTTGAACCACTTAAAGAGGCTCTATATCCTATGTTATCAATATCAGCATAAGTATCTGTTTTGAAATTGTCAACAAAGAAACCTGTTTTTGCTCTTACGGCACCAGCACTATCAAGTACACTAAGATTTGATAAATTGGTTTCGAGTAATGTTAAGGCAGTTACTTCTTCTAAATCGTCAATTCTTTTGTCTAACTTACCAATATCTTTCATAGTATAACGTCTATGGTCTTCTCTTCTGATAGTCATATCAGAATCACTTAATGTGTAAGGATTCATATCAATAGAATATAACAACATAGATTCTGCAGGTTTATCTGGATAAACAGGGTTTAATGAACTTGTTCCATATACATAAAAGAACTCACCATCTTTATTTGCAATGATAATATCTTTTCTTGGAAGATAATAAGTGATATCTGTTTCAACAGTATCTGTTGGTTGAGGTAGATAATGAACTCTTGCATCACCACCAGAGAATGTTCCTGATGTATTCTTAACAGGTCTGAAGTCTAACACATCATTTAGATTAATGACTGTACCATCATTTTTTCTATAACTATAAACATCTTGATAGTTTACTTGACCAGTATATGATTTAGCAGAGAAGAACTCACCAGTTGCACCATGTTCAAAGTGTCTGAATTTAGCATAGATTGTTGATGGAGCAGTTTGTCCACCTTTTAATACTAATCGACCAATATCATAGAAGTTATCTCTTTGACCGTTATCTAATTCAAATCTACCGATAACATCATTACCAGTTGAACTAGCAATTCTAACACTATCTAATTTGTAAATGTCAGGTTGACCTAATGAATATACTGTATTACCATCTGAATCAACTGAACTTGCGACTGCAGATACAGTAGATGTTGTAAGTGTTTTTGTTCTACTTGCAACGTTTGAAGCCTTCTTAACATATGCAAGTATGTCGTATGTTGTACTGTTTGCCAATCCTGTAAGTGTAGCAGATGTTGAACCTGTACCACCAGATGAAATTGTCCATGCAGTATTAGGACTACTACTTGAATGTACAACTAACCAGTCAGCAGTATTATCAAATGTTTCATTACTTACATCTGTAACGTTGATTGTTAAGTTACCAGTACCATCAGTTGTAGCACTAAAGTATTGTTGATATGTTAATGATATATTTGCAAAGTTATTTGGTCTAATATATGGTGTATTGAATAAAAGATGATTCTTATTTGTTTCATAAAGAACAGATACGCCGTTTTCTTGTACGATATTGAAATATTTACCAGAACCACTATCACCTAAACTTTGAATATTTCTGAAGTTTACGCCTGGGTCTAAATCAATATCAAATAAATGAAACTTATAACCAAGAACACCATTTTCAGTAACGTGTCTTAGTCTTGCCTTACCTGCTTGTGCGCCACCAAGTGATGCACCTGTGTAAAGATTGAATTCTTGAAATGTATTGATACTTGGTAAACCAACAATATCACCAGAGTCTGTACCTTGTCCTGTTGACACTTTAACATAGTTACCAAATGCAGTTGGTACTTGTTCAGCAGTTTCTGTTTGTGTATTTTGAGCTCTTACTATATCAAAAGTATTATTAAATTGTTGGTCTATTCTATATCCTGATATTACAGCTATACCATTTCCTAATACGGCATCTAATCTTGTTGATGAACTAGCAGAATCTAATTCATATTTTAAAGAAAAAGGTTCAACAAGATAATCACCAGAATTTTCTTTTATTCTTCTAGCAATAACATCATTTGGTATATTGTATGAATTGTTTTCATCAACTATTCTGTAAATTTCACCATTGTCGACATCTGCAATTGATATAAAATTAGTATCTGAATCCATATTAGTTGCAATATCTAATATTAAACGAATTCTATATCTGTCAGCTCCTGGAGCACTTAGATTAGGTGTGCCACCTGAATTGTCAAATAATCCTGTATCATCTGCAGTTGTAATAATATCTTCAACTACTTTAAGAACAACAGAGTTATTACCAAAAGGTGAATATTTGTCTAAAATTACTGATTGTTTTTCACAAAACACAAAGTGTCCTTTAACATAATATATACCGTCACCAATATTAATTTGTAAACCTTGTCCGACTGCTAAATTATCTCCGATAGTATTAGTTGTTTGTACAACTACATCATCTAATCCTGAGATATTTAATGTTTCACCTGGCGTAAATCTTAATTGTGAACCAGCATTTAAGTCTGTGTATATAACATATATTGTAGCAGGGTCAGAACCAGTTGCATCTACAACTTCAACTATTTTTGCTTGGATGCCTGATGTAGCACCAGTAACAGTATTTCCAACATAACTTGATGTAGGAGTTGCACCTGTAGTTGTATTTAATTTAACAAATTCATATTCACCATTTAAAGTTAAACCACCTGGTTTTACTACTGCACCTTCTTTAAATATATTGTTTGCAAACTTTTCAATATCTTTATTGATTACAGTTTGTAATTGAGTTAATTCTCTTGCTTGTAATGTACGACCGTCATTAAATAATAATTGATGATAGTGGTCACTATCTTTCCAATCATCATAGTAGGTTGTAGAGAATGTGGTGTTATTAAATGTATTCGGCATTTTCTATCCTATATCGTAATTACAACTTTAATATCTTCAGTTTGCTCACTATCTCTTTCAACAGCAGCCCTATTATCTATATAAAGTATTTTACCATTTGGTTGATAAGTGTTTTCGTAGTTTAATCTACCACTTAGTAGTGTTGCGTTTTGTGTACCACCACCAGCGGCATTACCTGATACAGTTTCACCTGTTGTGAACTGTGTGTATCCAGTTGAATCGTTTTGTACAACATAAATCTTATCAGCGGCATTTGATACATATCTTGCTTTTGCACCAGATGTACCACCTGTTATCAAGGCGTCAAGTGCGAATCCACCAGCTTCAGCAGCATCATCTGTAAGAAGATATTTACTTGCGTTTGCGGCTACACTTGTAATTGCAGAACCATTTGAATCAACAGGGTCTTGAATTAATATAACTTGTCTAAAGTCTTGACCAACGAAGAATGTATTTGATTCAATACCATCTGGTCTTGCGTTGAACATAAGTGATGTTGACCT